GGTTGGGGTGCGACCAGCGGATGCGAGTGTTGTACGAGACCGCGCCCTCACGGATGCGGGCGGTGAACATGTAACCCGCGTGGGCCTCGCACAGCCCGGCCCTGGGCATGGTGTTCGATGCCGGGCTGTCGACCTCGGACCAGATGTCGCCGGTCATCGCCGTCAACGCCCCATCGACCGACCGGCGGTACGCCGACTGGCCCATGCCGCAGGTGAAGTAGACGTCCTCGCCCCACGAGACGAAGTCGGCACCGTGCGGTGTGCCCTGGGCGACCGGGCCGACCAGTGGGACGAACACCCCCGACTCCGGCGCGGCGTAGATCACCTCGTTGTTGACCACGAAGATCGTCTGCTCGCCAGTGGCGACCGTGTGGACCACGGCGTTGCGCGGCTGCCACGGCGTGACCGCAGCGATCTCCGCCAGGTTCCGCCGCCGCCACCCCCGCCGAGTGGAGAAGCCACTGCGCGGATCGAGATCGATGTTGACCATGTCCGGCGACTCGTTGTCCGCCAGCGAGAACTGGTCTGTGCTGTAATTGAGTCCGCCAGTGAAGTCGGTGAGGTTCTCTGGTTGCAGCCGGTTGCCGGTCATCACGACCCCACAGGCACGTTCACCACGTAGCGCGTGTAGCCGCCGACCGGGGAGCCGCCGTGCATCACCATCGGGCGACTGTGATTCGGCTCGGTGATCATCTTCACGGCCTGCGCGGTGTCACGCTGCCAGCGGGCCATGTAGATCCCCTCCATCACCTCGTCCTCCTCCTTGGCGTAGGCCAGGGCGAGGGCGTAGTAAGCCAGCACCGCGTGCAGTCGAGGGTCGAGGTCGGGGATAGTTGATGCCGCGTTGTCCCACACCGGCTGGCGGTAGCCGCGCAGTAACAGGTCGTAGGTGTCCTCGGCGCGCACGTACGGCCACAGGTACATCTCCCCGCCCCACAGCGAGTAGTAGGCGGGCTTGCCTGCCGCGTCGCTGCGGATCAGGAAGTGCGACTCGGCCCACTCTTGGCTCATCTGCACCAGCGGGAAGCCGTCGTCCAGTCCGACGACAGAGATGATCGTCGGCGCGTTCAGGTCGGCGGGCAGGGTGATCGAGGTGGCGTTGACCACCCTCGACAGCGGCCAGATCGTCTCGTTGCGCGGCCACTGGTTGGTGAACAGCATCGTCCGGTCGAACGCCTCTTGGAGGTAGATGTTCAGGATCGAGTCGGGCAGATCGCGGTCGTCGACGTCCATCTGCTGGCGGGCGAAGGTCCGCAGTTCTTGGACGTCCATCACTCCGCCTCGGGTAGCGGCTGATGCCAGCGGCAGAACTCGGTGCCCCGTCGCGCCGGAGCGCGGCAGCCCTCGTGGGTGCAGTTGGCCCGGACGTCCATTCTCACGTTCGAGTGCCCGAGCTCCGCACGCTCGGCCCTGACCTTGGCCTCGGCCTCGCGTGCGGCGCGCTGCAACAGCGGGTCGATGTACGGGGCGGTGGAGTACAGCCCAGCGGGCTGGACGTTGTCGCCAGCCGAGTCGGCACGTCCGGTCGTAGTGACAGGATCGCCCCACGCCTGGGCGAGGGTCTTGATGTTCTCTCCGTGACCAACACCTGTGGCAGTGACCTTCTCGAACGGCAACGTGACCTCCTCGGGTCGAAGCGGGGGCCTAGTGCAACTGCACTAGACCCCCATCTGACTAGACGAAGGTTGCGTTGACCACCTTGGCCAGACGACGACGGTTACGTACCGTCGTGTTGCCGTATGTCGTGATGAACGACACTCGCGCGTCGAGGGCGAACCCAGCCGGAGCCGCCGGAGTCGTCGGGGCCGTGCCAGACCGCGGGTTCGACGTCGCCGTATCCAAGCCGCCCAGGTTCGAGGAGAACGGGGACTGCTTGAAGTTGCGGTCGCTGTGCAAGGTCAGGCCGATGTACTTGTTGTTGAGGAACAACGCCGTCCCCGTTGGGCAGTCGGGGTCGTAGTAGAGCGGGATGTTCTTGAACATCAGGTTCTGGAACCCGAGGTTGGCCTTGCTGGTGTCGGTGTAGCGGACCTGCGGAGTCAGGCTTCCCTCATACGCCTCAAAGAACGAGGCACCACAGAAGATCGCGTCCGGCTTGTCCGAACCGCCATCGCTGGCCAGCGTGTAGATCTTGCGCAGCACGGTCTCCAACTCGCTGCCGTCGAACGTGCCGGTGGCGGGCCAGCCGCCAGCACCAGCAGCGATGGCGTTGCCCTGAGAGTCCATCCCGGTGCCAGCCCCAGCGTCGTAGCTCGTCGACCGCCACTGATTCTCCGGGGCCGGGGCGGCGGCAGGAGTGATCCCTCCGGCGGCAGCGGTCGAGTCGATCAGCGTGGTGAACGGGGTGAAGTCCGTGTCGGCATGGGCGTTGGCCCCGCGGGTGCCGTAGAGCATCCGGCTGAGGATCGACTTGAGCGTCTCCTCGGCCTGCATCACCTTGGCCTCGATCAGGCTGATGACCTGCTCCTTGCCGTTGTTCTGCGCCTCCTCCAGGCCGGAGATGACGATCGTCGCGTACAGCTGCTTCCACAGGTACTGGGCGGCGGAGATGCCTTGCACGGCGTTGACGTTGATCGTCTGCCACTGGCTGTACGAGTCAGCGTCACCGACGCCGAGCAGGAGGGGCTCGATGATCGAGTAGCCGCCATCGGCGGTCTTCACCCGACCGTTGCTCATCAGGTAGTTCAGCAGGGGCCGCGAGTTGAAGATGTTGTCCGTCAACTGCTTGCGGTAGTTGTGCATGGTGGTGGACAGGACGGTGTCCCAAGAGCCTGGGACGTGGGTAGCGAGAGCCATCTAGCTCTACCTTTCGAGGTACAGCGCTAGATCCCAGACTGCTCGAAAGCAGCCTCGATCGATTCGCGCAGCGACATGGGGGCTCCAGTGGTGGCGCGATCGGTGAGGTTGCCTGCCCCTTGACCATTCGAGATGACTTGCCCCGCCGCGGTTTTGGCCGCGACACGCTGCTGTTGCTTCGCCGCTTCGGCGGCCTGCTGGGCTTGGTACGCCTGCACGCTTGCTTGGATCCGGTCGAATGCCATCGTCTTGTAGATCATCGGGAGGGCTTCGATGCCGAGGTTGTTCTGCTGAGCAGCTATCACCACGGCACGGAGATCCTCGTCGGTCGCTCCGAACTGGGTTCGCAGGCCCTCGATGGTCCGACCCAACTGCTCGTCCGTCTCCCGCTGATTGATCCGCTCCTCCAGGCTCATCCGAGCCTGGCGCTCCTCGTACAGCTGGCGCTCCAACGGATCATCGAACTCTGGCTCCGGCGCGGCTGGCATCTCGGCCGGGGCGTACTGTTCGGCCAGGAGGCGCAGGGTTCTCTGCGGGTCTGCCGCCAGCGCTTGCTGGATGCGCAACCCCAACTCTGCTTCCTGGCGCTGTTGGGCTACCTGCTGTGACTTGCGGGTGTAGTCAGCCTCCCGGCTGTACCCGCGGATCGCTTCGCTATAGGGGACTTCAACGTCTTCCCCGTCGACCCGGACTCGCACGAAGCGTTGATCAGGGTCGTCGACCTCGACGTACTGACGGGCAGGTGACTCGTCTTCACCCTGACCCTCGAACACTTCTCCCGCAGGTGCGATGTCCCCGTCCGATACGGGATCACCCTCGGTACCAACCCCATCAAGGGGCTCAACATCTGACACTCAGACTTCCTCTCCAGGGATGGTCTGAGGCCGGAGCATAACTCCACTCAAGCGGGTGGAGGTGCACCCTGCATTGCAGCCATCAATGCCTGCAGCACTTCGGGTGGCAGCTGAGTGGGATCAACGGGCGGAGGCCCTCCTGGGATGACCTGTCCCGGCGGCATCGGTGCACCTGCTGACATCATGTCTGGAGGCATCCCCGGCGGCATAGCCCCCGGAGGAACCGGAGTCGGACCAGCAGCAGGCCCCCCGCCTAGTGCATCTGCACTAGGTCCCCCCTGCTGCTGGCCTGGCGGCGGTGCGGCTTGAGGTGGCAGTTGCCCTGGCGCGTCGTTCGGGTTCTGCGTCGGGGCGTTCATCGTCTCCGGTCCACCCTGACCCTGATCCGGTGGCGGCTGCATGACCAGGCCACTGACGTCCTTGACGCCGAAGCCCTTCTGCAGGATCTGCATGTACAGACCGACCGGATTGGCCACGCCCATCTGCAGGAACGGCATCGATGCATCGACCAACTGCAGCGCAGACTGACGACGGAACGTCTCGTTGACCGGCTCGGTCGATCCGGCGGCGACGTCGTAGTCGAACTCGCCCTGGATGAAGTCGGCGTCGTAGTTGACCCATGCCTTGCCGGGCATCGTCACGATCCGAGCCACTTGCTCGCCGGTCATGTACTGCTGCAGCAGGCCGATCAGGCGCTCACCGATCTGCGCCAGCATCGCCTCGACCTTGGCCAGCCGATCCTGCGACCTGGAGTTGGCCGAGTCCTGAATCATCGCCGCCTCGGTCGCGGTGCGCTTGACGTTGGCCTGGCTCGACGCGCGCTGGTAGTCGGACACGCCCGACACGCGGTCCAGGTCGGCGGAGATCAGGCTGGACTGGTCGTAGAAGTCCGACGGNGTGATCACCGCNGGNAGCGGGGTGATCACGTTGGNGATGTTNCCGTCGCTGACGACCGGGATCATCGTGTTGTCGATGTCCGACTCCAAAGCAGCCACGCCGTCGCGGTCGAAGGCGTCCTTCTCGTACAGCCACTTGCGCTGGAACCGCTTGCGGTGGTTCATCATCTGCGTGCGGGTCTCGTTGAGTTCCAGCTGCAGCGACTCGATCTGTTCGACGTCACCCATCGTGTAGAAGTAGTCGGGCACCTCGTAGCCGCGCAGCATGACGAACGGCTGGCCCATCGCGTACGGGATCTTCTTGGGCTTGATCAAGAAGCCGTTGTCCCGGTCGTTGTCCGACTCGCCCGACAGGGAGAACGTCGCCACGGTGTTGCGCTTGATGTCGTAGTACTCGATGACCTCGACGAAGCCCATCGGCCGGTTGTTCTTGGTGTCGTTGCGTGCGTCACTGTCGCCGTCGCCCGACCAGCGCGACCACTTCTTGGTCGACACCTTGTTGCGCGACGTGGCCGAGTAGCGGCTGTCGACCTTGACATCCTCCACCGGACGCCAGATCCGCTGAGCGACCCAGCCCCACTCCTTGGGATGGCGGGCGTCGGGGTCGACGAACATGTCGAACACCGACATGCGCTCGACGAACGGACGGTCGACCGAAGCGAGCATCTCCGACTCGACGTTGCCCTCGACGTCGTCGCGGTCATCGATGCCGTAGTCGTCGCCGTAGTCGTCGGTCGTCGCCGGAGCGTTGCTGTCGTCAGCGCCGTCCTTGATCTTCTTCTCCTCGGGCGGCTTGGTGAACTTGTAGCCGATCTTGATCCAGCCGTGACCGGTGATGATCCAGTCGTTCAGCGCCAGGCGGAAGTCCTCCTGGTAGCGGTAGGTCCGCCAGATGTAGTTGAGGATCTCCTCGGTGATCACCGCCTGCGGTGCAGCCTCGGGACGCCGAGCGTTGACCACGAACTTAGGGTTGTTCACCGCGACGGCCGGACCGAGGACGTTGACCGTGGAGAACACCATGTTGACGATCAGCCGGTCGGCCAACGTGGCATTGGCGATCTGCTTGCCGCGGTACAGGTCGATGTACCGCTTCCAGTCGTCGTCGTAGTTGTCGGCTCGCCACCGCTTGGAGCGACGCACCTCGCGGCGGTACTCGGCCAACAGTTGGGACTGGGACTTGGCCATCAGATCGGCTCAGCGTTCGGGTTGCTCATTGCTTCTGCTTGGCGCTCACGGATCGTCTGGCCGTTCCAGTTGCCCGCGACGGCTCCCTTGAACGTCCACCCAAGACTGCGGAAGTGACACGGCCAGCACGTCTCGTGCCCTTCGGCCACGCGTCGCGTGGCGCACTCGGGACAGACCATCAGTCGGGTCCGTCGAGCGACTCGATGAATCCGTCGAGCCAGTCGAGCAGGGTCAGACGAGCCTGACCCGATGCCTCGTG